CACTAGACAAGGCAGAAATAAAGGCTGTGAGGCTTTAAATCATCATTAAAACTGTAAAGCCCCATATTGATGCCATGAATACGAATCCAGCTAGTAGATTCTCATACTTAATGAGAAAGTTGTTTATCTTTTTAAGCATTGTTTGATCCCTTTATGCTGCAAAGTGTTTTGAGCCGTTGCCATGAACGACAATAGCTATATTCTTAGCTTTTGTTTCTGATCCAGAGCACAAGCCACATTTAAGGCAGTTTGTTTTTTTACCTGCCTCTTCACTTGCTGGACACAAGATCTCACTGCCTTTCACAATCTGATCAAGGCTTGTGATTGTTCTAAATGTCCTATGACCAGACTGCCAAGCTTGCCTAGCCTCTTGTTCAGTGTCGGCAGATTGCATCATGATTGCTGGTTTAAATTCAGCAGATTTTAAGCTTTTCTGATGACTATAGGCAGTGTGACCCTTTGCATCTGCTAACAAGCTAGACCAGATATAACTTGGCACGGCAGCAGGATCGCCATAAGTGCCAAGCCTTACAAACCAGCCCGATCCCAATTCTTTGATCTGGTCATGGCCTTGCGCTGTTTCATATGATCCAGCCTGTACATTTTTAAAGACAGTGTTAGGCCCATGCATCAAAGTGACATAACAAGATCTATTTTTGGCAGTAGCACGATCTGGATCGTTATGTGATTCACCCCTATGGATGCAATCGCCACATATAGAATAGTCTGATCCATTCTTGCTGTTTTCCATGGGGGACAAGCCGTTATCACATAAAATATATGTTTGCATCATTGCGCCTGTTTTTGAATTGCGGCTTTTACCTGTTAAGGCAACGACCACAATTGGCGATCCGTCTATGAGTGATGGCCCACGATAAATAATTTTAGACATGATTGATCCTTTCTGTCTGCTAGTGGCATGATTGCCGTTTAAACAGCCTTGCAAGGCTGTTTAAAAGGCAAGGCTGCATGATACAGCCTAGCCAGTGATTTATTCTTTTGTAATTGTGATTGTTTGCCCATTAAATGCAGCCTTGTATTGTGTAGCATTGCCAAAAAAGGCTGTAAGATATTTACCGCACAGATCAATGATTGGCCTTTGCTGAGTACCAGCGATTTTGTGTTGTGGATTTTTTTTGTTCATAACTTGCGGCATTTCAAAAGACAGGACAATCTTATCTTCAGACATTAACCGCGCAAAACACGCGCCATTTTTAAACCCTGTATTGATTAGGATCTGGCCTTCAATCCAGATCCGTTTGTTGCCTTTGTTAGTGCAAACTTTGTAAAGCTTTTCCATCAGTTTGATCCTTTCATGGTTGCTGATATTGATTCAAGTTGATCGTCTAAATAACCGTCTGGGTCTGTTGCAGATAAATAACGGTTCATTACTAGCGATGATATAAACTCTTCAGACAGTCCTAATATATCTGCTGCAGCCTTGGCAGATTTTGCTGCCCATTCCGCACACTTTATGTGACGGTTAACTGTTGTCAGACCCATGCCTTGTTCGATGCAACATTGCAGACTTGTTTCATATTCTGCCAACCGCTGCACATAATAGGCATATTCTTGAATATGCTGTGATGTTTGCTTTTTCATTAGTTTGATCCTTCTGTTTGCTGATTAATCATCAAGGCTTGTTACAATCATGGGAATCCAGAAAGTAACAAGGCCAGTAATACCTAACAAGATTGTCAGGAATGGATGCGGCATGACTTGCGTTAACATATCAAGCAATGCTGCTAACATCATCACCATGCCAAGTGTCATGAAAATAATTGTGTCTTTATTATCCATTGTATTGATCCTTATGTTGTTTGCTAGTCTTATCCTTTATATAGAACATTGTTCAGCATTGTCAACAATAAAAATATATGGTATTTATTCACGGATAAATTTACTGGATACATTGCCTATATATTATATAGACGATTCAGCACTTCATATTATTGTAGCAGCACAGCAAGCCAGATCATTTATTTGATTGGGTTTATTTGGTTGTTGTTTGTATATCTCAGCACACACTGAACACACACTCATTCACACGGCAATGCATGGCAAACTTGCACGGCTGATCTGTTGGCCAGGCGGGGCATATACAAAAGGCAGTGACCCCAGCGTGACGGTGCGCACTTTCTATATGTTAAATACTACATTTACACACACACTCAGAACTCATAAGGTTAGGCATGGCAAAGTTAACAAAGACAAGAGTTGATGATTTAGTAGATATGATTATGGAAGGCCATAGTCTTGCTAAGTCATGTGCGAAGTTAAGGGTTAGCAGGTCTAACATTTATAGCCGTATGGGTGAGGATGCGGAGTTAGAGCGTAGGATCAGGACGGCCCAGCAGCAGAGTGCTGAGAAAGCTGTTGAAGAGTTGGATGAGTTATATAAGCAGCGGTTAAAGGGTGAGAAGGATTATGACCCTAATGTGCTGCGAGACTATGCTACCCATGTTAGATGGAAGGTAAGTAAGCTGATGCCTGACAGGTATGGGGAGCAGAAGAACAGGGCTGGCGTTGAGATAGGTGACGGTACGGTTCGGATAGTCTGGGAGACAGATGCAGGTTAAGATCCCTTACAAGCCTAGAGAATTACAGGCTGAGATGCACCAGAAGGTGAAGCGTTGGAATGTTCTGGTGATGCACAGACGCTTTGGGAAGACTGTATGGGCTGTAAACCATCTGATAAGGCATTGCCTGACTTGTGAACTACCCAGACCCAGAGTTGCCTTTGTAGCCCCTACCTTTGCACAGGCTAAGAGAATAGCTTGGGATTACGTTAAATACTATGCTGGTGTAATACCAGGTGTATCATTTAATGAAACAGAACTGCGTGTAGACTTTCCTAATGGTGGGCGGTTGATGCTGTTGTCTGCTGAGAACCCTGATAGCCTACGGGGTATTTATCTTGATCTGTGTGTGTTTGATGAATTTGGCATGCAGAACCCTAGAGTATGGGGTGAGGTAGTCAGACCAGCGTTGTCAGACAGGCAGGGTGGGGCTGTGTTCTTAGGCACACCAGCCGGACACAACCATTTTTTTGATTTGTTAGAGCAAGCCAAGGCAGAAGAAGCTGAAGGCTCAGATCAGTGGTATCACAAAGTTGTGAAGGCTTCACAGAGCCAGCTAGTGCCAGATGAGGAACTGGATGCTGCCCGTGCTATGATGACACCGGAACAGTACGAGCAAGAGTATGAGTGTTCGTTCACAGCAGCAATCATAGGAGCGTACTATGGCAAGTTGCTATCTGATGCCGATGACAGTAACAGGGTTACAAGAGTGCCATATGACCCTGCGTTTCCTGTGCATACTGCTTGGGACTTGGGTATAAATGACAGCACGGCTATCTGGTTTGCCCAGATATTCAGAGGCGGCGCAGTCCACGTTATAGATTATTATGAGAATAGTGGGGTGGGGCTAGATCATTATGCTGAAGTATTACGGCGTAAAGATTATCACTGGGGCGATCATCTAGCACCGCATGATATAGAAGTGCGAGAGTTGGGCAGTGGCAAGTCACGCCTTGAGATTGCTTTTGGTTTAGGCATACGATTTAAAGTGATACCCAAGATGAAAATTATAGACGGTATCAATGCTGCTCGTCTGATGATACCCAAGTGTTACTTTGACAGGGAGAAGACCCATGAAGGTTTGGAAATGCTGCGTCAATACCGTCAAGAATTTGATGAAAAGAAAAAAGTATTCAGAGATCATCCAAGGCATGACTTCACAAGCCATGCTGCGGATGCGTTTAGGTACTTGGCTATTGGGTTGGAAAATAGACAAACTATGGTCAAGCCTCCGCAAGTTGTGGCGATGAATGAATACAATCCGTTTCAGATATGACAGAAGAAACTTACACAAAAATTATGAGGCTGGTTGAAGATAGCCCGTACCACTGTATGTGGAATGAGCAAGCAATTGAAAACCACATAGATACGCCAATCCACTTGAGGCAATATGTTCATGGCGTTAATGATGATGAAAGCATTTTCTTTTTTGCCACATTTGCTTACCCAGAAGAACATCATGTGCAAGAGTATTTAAGAACTGGTACGTTCCCTGTAGACGGTTACTACGCAAACGGAAAAGATATCTGGATTGTTGACTTTATTTGTCTGGGTGGTAAGCGAGATATTACCTTATCTTTTCGTTGTTTAAAAAATCTGATATATTCTATGGGGTATAGACAATGCTTTTGGTTAAGAACTGAAAAGCGCAAACTTGGTTATCATGCAGTAAAGGAGTAAATCATGGGCGGTGGTGGCGGTGGCAGCGAAAGTAGCTCTCCTAATCGTGGTAGGGGTGCTGTACCTTCTAGACGGCAACAACAGGAAAGAGCTAGGGCAGAAAAGCGCAAGCAAGAAGAAGCTATGATGCGTTTGGCTGAAGATGAAGACCAAGTTGGTCTTTTTGCTCGTTCTAGTTCCGGCAATATTATACGTTCCTCTTCTGGGCAGGGGGTTACGAGTAGAGCCGGAAGGCAAGCACAAGAAAACATCCGTGCTG